TCACGGCGTAAAAGAGATATACACATGCGGCATTGACGGCGGGTGGGGCGTCGCTGACGTCGTGCGTGACGTGTACAGGGAGCAAGCGACACCTGAGAGGGGGTGGCATCCGGATCGAGAGAATGAGGGCGTCTACGGGCATGCCAGCGGACACGGGGTAACACTTATAAAAATATGAGCATGCAGATAAAGGAGATGAAAATATCGGAGATCAAAGCGAATCCGAATAATCCGCGCTTGATCAAAGATGATAAGTTCGCAAAGCTTGTGAAATCGATAAAGGAATTTCCGGAGATGCTCAAGCTCCGTCCGATTGTCGTTAATGATGACATGATCGTACTCGGGGGGAATCAAAGATTACGGGCATGTAAAGAGGCCGGGTTAAAGATGATCCCGGTAATCATGGCATCCGAGTTGACGGGTAACCAACAGCGGCAATTCATGATAAAGGATAATGTTGCTTCCGGTGAATTTAATTGGGACGATCTCGCCAACGAATGGGACGGCTTCGTCTTGGAATCTTGGGGCGTAGATATTCCAAATTTTACCGAAGCGTCGGAAGATCATAAACCGGAGGATAACAAAAAAGCCGAAAAACGTTGCCCGCATTGTGCTGAAATAATTTAAACATGCCACGAAAAAAAAGTACTGAGCCAAAAATAATGAAGCCGAAGGCGGACACGAGCCACATCGAGCGCATCCCGCAGAAGCACGGGGGCGCTTTACTGAAGATGCAAAAGGGCATGACGATGAACCCGAACGGGCGGCCACGGAAGTACACGACGGCCATGCGGGAGCAGGGATATCGCCTTGTCGAGATACATGACTGCATCCAGGTGATGCTCCAAATGAACCTCGCCGAGCTGGGTGAGGTGTACAAAAACGAAAACGCGACGATACTCGAAAAGACGATCGCGGGATCTCTGCGGAAGTCCCTGGAGAAAGGATCCCTATACTCCATCGAGACGCTGCTGAGCAGGGTGTACGGCAAACCACGGGAGACGGTTGACGTGCAAAGCGAAGAAAAAATTACGATTACCCTCGGAAAATAATTTGAAAATATTTATAGAATTATTTGGAACTTGTTTGGAAATTGTGTTATCTTTGATATATCAATCAAAGCAAAAATCACACTATCATGAAAAAGTTAATTATCAATCGCGGGCAGAAATTTTCAACCATCGACGATCAGATTATTAAAACAAGCAGCGCCATTTCCATAATGTGCGCCGCTCTAAAACTTGGTAAAGCAAAAAAGATGGTCGATAATGATACGACATTGATGTACTTGGTTTAAAAACATAACCGCCGGGGGATATTTCCTCCGGCTTAATTTTACACACTATGAAAGGAAGTTCAGATGTCGTCTCCGGCATCCAGTCAATAAGGCGCGCCTTCGATCATTGGGGCAGCTTCGTCCGGGAGCGTCCCGGATCCGTAGCGGAGCGCATGTTTGGGGCGTACTGCAAGCGGCTCGAGTGGATCGCGAATGATATGCTTACATGCCCATTATTTCCGGATATTGTTCGGGAGGGCATCCGCAGGGAGTGGAACGCTGATAATTTCAGCATCCCGGCAATAGTCGAAAAGGTCGCGCTGCTTCCTGTGGATCAGCGGCAAGTCGTTGAAGATATCATCGATCGCCTAATTACGGGTGAGCGATTAATTATAACCGTCGAAACTGAAAAGCTATGAGCGAGACACCGGATCACTACAACATGGAGATACAGCCGATCGAGTTTATCGTTAAAAATAATATTCCCTTTCGCGAGGCGAACATTATCAAGTACGTATGTCGGCATCGAGATAAGGACGGTATCGACGACCTACTAAAGGCGCAGCATTATCTTCAAATGTTGATCGACGAATGGGAGGCAGAGAACGAGGAATTTAAAACACCGACACTCGCTGAGCAACTGGCGGAGATGGAGAAAAAAAAGCAGGAGAAGATCGCGGCGAATAAGGAATGGGCCTCCGTGGTGGATCGTTACTATAAAGAAAACAAAACGCAACCCGAGCCGGTGCAGGATCCTAATTATATGCAGGGGTTTAATTATTGTGAAGAGTGCAAAACGCATCATCTCGCGAACCGAGACGGCTGGTAAATGGAAATAAACATCGGCAACATACCGCATCCAGCTCAGCAGGCCGTCCTCGATTCGACGGCGCGCTTCCGGGTATTGATGTGCGGACGCCGTTTCGGGAAGTCCCTTATCGCTCAGGTGATCGCCCTGCTGAGATGCAGCGAGGGTAAGAAGGTCGCGTATATTACGCCGACCTACTTGCTGGCGGGGACGTTTTTTGATGCCCTCACGAAGGAGCTTCCTGCGGCTGTGTATCGGAATGCATCCTTAAAAATTATCGAGTTCAACGGAGGGCAGATTCGATTTTTCACCGGCGAAAAGCTCGACCGTCTCCGCGGGCAGTCATTCCATACCGTCATCATTGACGAGGCTTCATTCATTCCGCATCTCGAAAATGGGTGGCTCTATTCAATCCGTCCGACACTTACGGACTATGCCGGGGATGCCGTATTCCTGTCAACGCCGAGGGGTAAAAATTACTTTTACAGCTTATTCATGCAGGGGGTCGAGGGAGCGACGGAGTGGCAGTCCTTCAAATATGACAGCTACGCAAACCCCCACATTCCAAAGCACGAAATTGATCTCGCACGGGAGACGCTTCCGGAGGACGTGTTTAGGCAAGAGTACCTCGCAGATCCGCTCGATAATGCTGCGAATCCATTCGGGGGTACATATATCCGTCAATGCGTTTATCCGCTAAGCACGGCGCCCGCTGTGGCGTATGGAGTGGATCTCGCGAAGTCGGTGGACTGGTCCGTAATTATCGGTATCGACGCGAACGGTTCCGTATGTCATTATGAGCGATTTCAAAGGGACTGGCGAATCACCAGGCAAACGATTTCAGCTCTGCCACGGATAGCGACCTTGATCGATTCGACGGGCGTAGGCGATCCCATCTTCGAGGATCTCGCACGGGACGGCCGCCCGGTTGAGGGGTATAAATTTACCTCACATTCGAAGCAGCAGCTTATGGAGGGACTGGTCGCCGCCATCCAGCAGCGGCTCATAACATTCCCGGAGGGGCAGATCACTCGGGAACTGGAAGTATTCGAGTACCAGTACACGCCCCACGGCGTCCGATACTCAGCGCCCTCCGGATTTACAGACGACTGCGTGATGGCCCTCGGTTTGGCATGGCATAAGTATCAACGATCAAGGGGCGCGGGGAAGTACACTTTTGTTTAAATTCACACTATAAAATAGAAGCTATGAAATGTTACACGTGGAACGATATCAATGTCGGACAATGGCAGCAGCTTATGACGATCTTCGGGGAGCAGGGGAATAGCGCCCTCGACTTGATTGTCCGCCCTGCATCGATCATCATGGACAGGACGGAGCATGATTTAGATTCCCTTACATTGGTCGAAATAAACGCGATCGGGAAAGATATCGCCTTCGTCCATACGGCGGTCGAGCCTCGCGGTGAGCAGTATATCCATGCCCGCGGTAGGCGGTATCGATGTGTATATGACATCTACCGGATGCCTGCGGCGCGGTATATTGAATCCAAAGTATTCGGGCAAGACGTACATAAGGAACTGCATAAGGTGGCGGCCTGCATGGTCATGCCTCAAAAAAGAAATTGGATCTTCGGATGGATCGATGATAAGTACGACGCTTCCCGGCATGCGGAATATGCTGAGGACATGCTTCACGCTCCCATTCCTGCCGTGCTGGGTTCCGTCCTTTTTTTTTGCGAGGTATATTTAAAATTGATAAAGAATTCTCGGGTCTATTTAGTGGCGGAATTGATGAAACGGCAGATCCTTCCGCTGGAGGCGGCGGAGGATATCGTGAACAATTTATGCGACGTTATGGATGGCATCATACGACCGAGCAGATCGCCGCTTACATGAGGATAACCCTATCGGAAGCGTGGGACTTGTCGACGGTGGAATATTTAAACGCGGCCGCCTATTTAAAAGCGAAGGGCGAATTTGAAAAAGCCTCGCGTAAATAATGGCAAAAAGTCAACGGCAACTTCAGGCGGAATTATTATCTGAGGGATATATCGATCGGAGATCGAGGGATCCTGTCGATCGCAACCAGCAGGAAGCTGCAACGGTGGAGGAACTGCTGGCTAAATATGCCGGGGAGTTCATCATCGCCGTAAAGGAGAATCTCGACAATCTCGGCAAGGTATCGACCGGCGCCTTGCAGGATGGAGTGGATCCCGGAGAAGTAATCGGACAGGGTGGAAAGTACACGCTCGAGATCGGATACGAGCCGAACGGGCCGGCTGCTAAATATTGGGATTTTGTCAATAAAGGAGTACGCGGCATCATCTCGGGGGAGCCTGCATCGTCTC